TGGCCAACACTTATTGAATTAATGAGTGTATTCAAACGTTTAAGAGAATTTGAGCGTCAAATTAACGAAAAATAAAATAAAATAAAATAAAAAAACTTTTAAACCCTTGTTCTGCAAGGGTTTTTTCTTGACTATAAAGGTTGACAAGTAAGACATCTTGCCGTATAATATAAGTATATTAAATAAAAAAAGGAAACCAACTATGAACATGCAAGCATTTAAAGTATTTCAAATTAGACTAACAGACGCTGAAATTGATCTTATTAACGAAGAAGGTCACAGTGCAGTTCATAAAAATTCTCTAAGATTAGACATGAATCTTGGTAGAGAAGATACAGGTAGACTTGCCGCTGATGCATTCAACAGAGGATATTACACACATGTTAGTAATATTACTGCATTAGATCTCGAAGGTGTGTTTCATGTAGGAAACATGGGTCCAGAAGAATTAATTGAACGATTTGCACCTATGCACAGTCTTAGTGTTGGTGATATTGTTGAAGGAACAGACGGCGTAAAACATGTTGTTGCTGACTTTGGATTTAAAAAGGTTGACGAAATTAAAGTTTTAGCGTAAACTTGTTTTAAATCACTAACCAAAGGGAGTAACGCAAATGCTCGAAATATTATCTTTTATAGACGAATTAAACGATCTATACTCTAAAACACAAGATTTAACCTCTAAACGACAGATTTCTTCTGTTATTGATAAGTACCGAAAAATAGCCGACGACATGGAACGCAGGTTATTTGATGAATATAACGGAGACAATAACAATGGCTAGATTAGCTGGAATAAAAATAAAGAAAAAACAACCACGGCGTCCGTCAGAGAGAATTCGTGCTAACCAACTAAAAGATCCTAGTTGGGAAGGTGCAGACGGATGGTCAGGCAAAGAGTATCATTTTGCTCGCCAAGCCGCAACTGATTATTATTACAAAAATTATAAAACAGCTGTGCTTATTGATTTTGCTTGGGATTGGATGCTTGCAAATGGTTATGATAAAAAAGATATAAAATGTGTTAAGGCAGCAAAAGCTGGATCCATAAATGCAACAACAGGATATTACTGTCGTATGCTTACAATGGGTTGTCCAGATGAACACTTGGCCTGGAATGCATATTGGGAAAGTCTTCCTGGTACAGGAGGTACTCCTACACCAATTAGTGAGTTTATTAATAAAACAATTAAACGAGCAATTGAAGATGGCAAAGAACATGTAGAAGAAGCAGAGCGTTTAGCAGAAGCAGAAGCAAAACGAAACAATAGGCCAAAGCCTACTATACAACAACTGCTACATGCAGCCGCATTGCAAATGACTGATGAGATAGAAGAATTCTTAGAGCAGTGGGTAGTTAGTGGATATGATCCAAAACTTGCAAAAGATTTTAAACCAGATATGATGCTACGCAGAGTAACTGCTAAACAGGCTCATGCTAGAATTATCCGTAACATATACAAAGATAATGTTGCAGAGTTTACAGAGCTTGCTAAAAAAGTTAAAAAAGAAGACAAAGACGATATGCGTTTGCAGTTAGAAGAAGGCTACGAACATATGTCTACTGCACAACAAAAAGGTGCTTTGGAAATATATCGTAAAATTGTAGATGCATGTGATATTGTAGAAGCAGAAAGCAAAGCAGGTCGTAAGCCACGCAAGACTCGTATAAAGAGCCCAGAAGACCTTGTTAAGAAGCTCAAATTTAAGCAAACAGACGCCGAATACGGTTTAGGTAGTATAACACCAGCAGATATCATTTACGCCCGTATACTGGTGGTTTTTAACACTAAGAACCGCAAGGTTGGACTGTACTATGCTCACAATGTAGACCCAATGGGATTGCAACGAGAAGGTAGTGGACTAAGTGTTAAGGGAACTACTATAACTGGTTATGACGAAGAAAAAAGTGTTCAACGCACAGTTCGTAAGACACAAGAGTTTCTACCAGAAATAAAAAAAGCCACAAGAGCCAAAACAGAAAAGTTGTTTGAAACACTAAAAACAACCGAAACTAAGTTAAATGGACGAATCAACGGAGAAACTATCTTATTAGCCGCCTTCAATAAGTGATACTATGATAAATACATAGTAGGAGAACTTAAATGGCAGCAATAAATAAACTTCAAAAAGAAATAGAACTACGCTTAGGCGGTGGAATGATCGATGTTGAACTCGATCCAGAACACTATGAACTTGCCGCCGATAAAGCATTAGAAAAATATCGTCAACGAGCTGAGAACGCCGTAGAAGAAAGTTTCATTGTATTAGAAATAGTAAAAGATCAAAGTGAATACACTTTACCAAATGAAGTAATGGAAGTTAAAGATATTTACAGGCGTACAACAGGTGTAAGTAGTGGAACAGGAAACGACATTGAACCATTTCAAGCAGCATACCTTAACACATATTTGTTAGGCAGTAGCAGAAACGGTGGACTAGCAAGTTTTGATTTCTTACAACAAAACAGAGAAACAATGGGTAGACTGTTTGGTGCAGAAATAATGTTTACTTGGCGCCCACAAGACAAAAGATTAATCCTACAAAGAAAAATCAAAGCTGATGACAATGCTATACTGCATTGCTATAACTATAGACCAACTGAAAGTTTACTTGAAGATACATATGCAGGTCCTTGGATAAAGGATTACGCATTTGCTCATGCTAAACTAATTCTAGCAGAAGCTCGTGGTAAGTTTACACAGATTGCAGGACCACAAGGTGGTACTACAATGAACGCAGACCAATTGAGAACAGACGCTCAAGGTGAGATTGATAAATTAGAGATGGAACTAACATTATACAGTGATGGAAGTACTGGTCTCGGATTTGTAATCGGCTAAATGCACTTAAACACAATTCACGACACACATGGCACTTATTGTCAAAACTGTGGATGGGGTTCCCATTGCGGTACTCCGCGATATACTACAATAAAAGATTATATTTGTGACGGTGGAGAATATCGAGATATAAAAATCTGTGATCATTGTAGATGCAAAAAGTGTAACCAAATAAAAAAGATAACTTGACAATTAACGAATAGTTTAGTATAATACACATATGAAGAAAATTATAGGTATATGTGGATTAATAGGACACGGCAAAGACACTGCCGCTGGCTTTTTAATAGAAGAAGGATTTCACCGTATTAGTTTTGCAGGCGTATTAAAAGATGCTTGTGCTAATGTATTTGGTTGGGACAGAGAATTATTAGAAGGATCCACAGACGAAAGCAGAGAATGGCGAGAAACACCAGATGAATGGTGGTCAGCTAGACTAGACATACCAGATTTTACTCCTAGACTTGCATTACAGCAAGTAGGCACAGATGTACTAAGAACACACTTTCATCCAGATATATGGGTAGCAGCATGCGAACGACAAGTTGCTATGGCAGAAAAAGATGTTGTTATAAGTGACTGTAGATTTTTTAATGAACTAAGTGCTATTAAGCGATTAGGTGGCACAACTACAGTTGTATGGAGACATGACAAACCTGTATGGTGGAGCAATGCTTCCACAATCAATAAAGCAAATGCATCAGACAAACCAAAGCATATAGTAGACGGAATGACAAATAGATATCCCGATGTACATAAAAGTGAATGGAGTTGGGCAGGATGGGAATTTGATCTTGAACTTTATAATACTTCCACATTAACAGATTTCAAACAACAAACACTAGATAAACTCATAGGATAAATATAATTAATTACTTTAAGGGATTATATTATGTTTAACAAAGAGTGGTGGGAATCCAAACACGAATCAAAAGAACTTACATTAGGTTGGTTGTACAATGATGGTATTACAAATGACTTTGCCAAAGGATACACAAAAAATTTAACTGACTATTGGTCAGTTGAAATGAGTTTTTACTTACAAAACCAATTTGCAGATGAAAGAATTGATGCTTTATTAAAGAAGGCACACAACGAAGGCTTTTCCAAAATAATAGTTTTAAAGCAAGGCACTACCTTGTTATGGAATTTCCAAGATGAATTTGTAAAGTTTTATGATAATAATCCAGATGCTAAGTTCGTTGGTCACATATTAGACCAAGGAGAGAGTTATTATACTATACACCCACAAGCATTTTTTATTGACCTTGATTGGTGGGCAAGTGTTGGCTGTCCAGAATGGGGCGTCGAACATAGATATGAACTACCAGAGCCATTTGAAACTATAGAGCCAATTAGAAGTAAAGAAAACTGGCATGACGAATACACACCTCATTGGATTGCACCAAGTAAAAACTTAAAAAATTATTCGAGTAAAAGAGGCGGTTGGAACTTAGTAAGAGCCTTAATAGAAGATGGTCAAAAAATACTTTCCTGGAATGAAGGAATAAGAGATGCAAAACATTATTCGTATGCAGAGGTTGAGTATGATGGTCCAAGACATATTCCTGGCGTATTAGATCAGTTGGGTATTGATATATTCTTTATTGCTAATACAGAAACTTTACCAAATTACAAACCTTGGTTTGATTATAGAAAAAAGAATAACCCAGACTGGAACGGAGAATTTAGAAAACTAATGGTTCCTGCGGCAGGGTTAAGTCCACTAATATATGCGTTCATGTTAGACATGCCTAAGGATAGCAAAATCTTTGTATACGATATAAGTAAATTTGCTATAACAATTACAAAACAAATAATAGAAAATTGGGACGGTACTAACTACAGAGAATTTGCAGAAAAAATAATGAGAGATGCTGCTCCTGATATGAATAGAAGACGAGATATATTCAGAGGCGCCGCTCAATTAAAAGACAGTGAAGAAACAATAGACAAATTAAACGAAAAGGGATTTAAAAAGTGGATAGAAGAAGTTCTACCAACATGCGAAGTAATATATCATCATATGAATATTATGGATCCACACAAAATGAAAAGATTTACTAATTCAGTTAAACATGACGATTTTGTATCGTATGTACATTTAAGTAATATATTTCATTATATGCCTACTTCGTTTTATTATGGCCTTAAACAAAGATGGCAGTTACATAACGAATTATTAGATCATTTCAAAGATGTTTCAAACAATAAAAATAATATATTAATATGCTCAGCGTGTCCTAGTGGAACTAGAGGCCAACTAAATTGGATTGACGATTGGGGCACAGATGACTTTGCCAGTCTTCCAGAAGAATCAATAGGAAAGATATTAAAATGGAACAACACGAAATAGAATTAGAAGAATTTTTAACTAAATGTAAAGAAAAGTCTCATTATTGGGATCTAAATAATCCTGGAGATAAATTTAAAGGTTGGCAAGACAATAAAGGACTAATGCAAGACTACGCAAAATGGATTGCAAAAGAAAGTAATTGTCCTAGTTTAGTAATGAACATTGATGTACCCTATAAGCAAATGGCTATTGAAGCAGAATGCCTTATTCATAGATTTGTAAAACACAGAGGTGAGTGGAATCCTGGATGGAGCAGTCTTACAATACATGGACAATCAGCAGAAAGAACACAACCACCTCATTGGTATATTGAAGAAGGATATGATACAGAAGAAACAAGTCCACCAGTGGGATGGACAGACATAGCAGAACAATGTCCAGTAACAGTTGAATGGTTAAAAAATGTTTGGCCGTTTAAAAAGTATAATAGAGTTAGATATATGTTGTTGGAACCAGGCGGATATATACAACCTCATAATGATTATGATACTAGAGCATTGGCGGCATTTAATGTAGCGTTAAGTAATCCTCCGGGCGTAGAATTTGCATTAGAAGAATCGGGACTCATTCCATGGGTACCAGGAGATGCTCGTGCTATTGATATAGGTAGATTGCATGCAGTACATAACAAAGGCACAGAAAATAGAATCCATATGATTATACATGGATTGTGGGGCGACGACTTTCCAAGGCACATTTGCGAAAGTTTTGATGCTCTTTTGATAAATATAGCCTCAGATAACAACTAAGTTAACTCTGTAAACCCCTGATTTAAACAAATCTAAATAAATACATGTATAGTAAATTTAGGCAATAGCCTATTAAAAAAGGAGCTTAACATGGCAAATCTTACTTCACCTGGTGTACAGGTTTCAGTAACAGACGAATCAGTATACGGCCCAGCAGGAGCCGGAACTGTTCCTATGTTATTCATTGCTACTGGTGAGGACAAGGCGGACCCTACCTTAACCGAAACAGATGGCATTGCAAAATACACAAAGTCTGCACAATCAAAAAAACCTATTTTAGTTACTTCACAAAGAGAACTTACACAATACTTCGGAAACATTGATTTCCGTAAAGTAAGTGGTACAGTTCAACAAGGTGACGAAACTAACGAATACGGTCTTTTAGCAGCATATTCATTTTTAGGTCAAAGTTCAGCAGCGTATATAGTGCGTGCTGATGTAAATTTAACAGAACTTAGACCAAGTTCATCTGCACCAGCAGGTAATCCAGCAAACAATACTTATTGGGTAAACCCAACAGGTGCTAGCTGGGGAATCTATGAAAGCGAAAGCAGTGCATGGGTTGAAAAAACTCCAACAATAGAAATTATTTCTTCAGCAGCAGCACCAGCCGTTGCATCAGTAGATGGTAATTATCTAGTTCAAATAGTAAAC